CGGCAACACTCTCGACTCCGCCGCATTCGGCTCGGTAACCGAATGCGGTGGATCGTATCATAGGAATTAGTTTAGGTTTAGAAACCTCACCCACACCTGCCTTAAACAAGCATGAGTTGAGCGAAAAAAACCTTCGATGGACCAAGGTTTTCCCTCGACTAAGGGTCAACCCGCAATTCTGTACCTCCTCCATCCAACGATTTGCCTCCTGCTCGGTCGAGCGGAAGACAATATCGTCCCCATTAACCCTAACTGGGCCTTTGCACTTAGAGAAGAACCTGAACCCCAGGTAATTCACAAGGCAAAGGAGTGGAAAAGACAGTAGGTTCCCCATCAGTTGACCTGTCTCCTGATGAAACGTTTCCATTTCACCAACATCATTCTTTACCTCCAACACGCTCCGAAGCATGGAGGGGGCAGATTCAAGAATCCCTTTCGGGACTGAAGTGGTCTGCGCGAGAATAAGATCCAAAATCTCACGCTGGAGGTGTCCGTTCAAATTGTCAGTCGCAGATTCATAGTCTCCACTGACGAACACCTCACCACTACGAGAATAAAACTCCTTGAACCTAGATGCTTTGGCTTCTCCACGGAGAAGCCAAGGAAACATTGACAAGTGGTTATACATGGCACTATGGAGAGGGCGGAAGAGATTGGCATTCACATCGGACACGGATACGATCCGATGTTTACCACCAGTCTCAACCGAAACAACCCGACTAGGCAATAGTTGGACAGGTGTTTCGCGAGAAAGAACGTCCAGGGCATAATCCTGGTGGCCGTTCCAACGTTCCTTAATTCCATAGTACCGTGCACCGCCACGGGAAAGACCAAGTTGACGACAAGACTTCGCCGGAAGCGTGGCATTAAGGCACGCATTCGGGTACTTCGTCCTATCCCAACCCTTCGGAAACAGCTTAGGCACAGTCCTACGCACATACGCCAAAAAGCGTTGATCCGGTTCCGAAGAAGGTTGAGCCATGCGACGAGCATAGGCAACAAGGTCAGGTTCCCCCGATGGGCGCACCTTACGGTGAAGAAACAATGACATGGCAATTGACATTCGAGAATCAAGACTCAAATGAATCGTCGGCCCATGCCAGAGGTGTTCCCTAGGATGCTCAAGAAATCCGCCGCAGAATTTCTTGACAAACGACAAGCGAGCCTCATCTGAATCCCCGTCGATCTTAGGAAATGGAAGTCGAATCCCAAAGGGTTCTCCAACCAAATCCACAAAAGATCTAAAACGATCCAGATAAGGACAACCAGCCGTGAACAACGCAATCGATTTACGTTCACGGACCATGGTTCAGCCTCACCCAATG